GCCGTTGTGCAAGTAGTCAATGAACAAATGGTTAATGCAAGCCGTGTGGGCGGCGCATACTCCACCACCAAGAGATACGCGGGAGGCTTCTAACCATGCCCAACAACTCCATAGCCATCCAACCTTGGTACAGCGGGTTCGCTTACTGTACCTATGATGTGACTGCGGGCATCAATCTAGGTACCAACTTCAACTCATATGGGCCGCCGTATTGGTCAACGGTGAATAACAACGTCTCCAACAACCCAAGCGGCCAGTTCATCTACCCCATCACCTCGTATTCAAGGTCGCAGGACATCGCAACGGTCAACCTCACTTGGACGGGCGCGTCGCCGGGCTTCGGGCGCGGGAGTCTTTACGCCATCACTGGGTTACAGGACATCAACATGAACGCGACCGGGATGGTGCTCAATGCATCTCCCAACTCAGGGTCAGGTTTCCAGATTCAGTTCATCAATCCTGGCCAGACCATTGCGACACAGACAACCAGCATAGGAGCAGTGAACTGTCCTCAGCCAGCGTGGACGACTGGCTTCATGTGGACGCCCACCTATTCAACACAGTGGGAGGTCCAACAGTCCGTCGTCTCCGCGCGCTTTGATAACGCTTACGAACAGCGCCAACCCCAAGGTATCGCCAACAACACCAACATCTGGAGCATGGTGTTCGATAATCGCACGGACAGGGAGACGAAGGGATTGATGGCGTGGGTACAGAACATGGCCGGTGTGTATTCGGCCCCTATCTTGATACCACCAAGTCTTCTCTTCAACAACCCAGCGATCAAGTACGTGCTCAGCAACCCCAAGGTGAACACCAAGAGCTACAACCAGTCGGACATCACGGTCGTGGCGCGGCAGGTTCTAGAGTACTAACCCCACCATCCTATCATGGTCAAGACAGCCACCAATCAGGAGAGCCAATCCCTCGCGCCGACTTCACTTCTTACCCTCTTTGAGTTGGACCTATCCCCCATCTCTGTCAACACGCAGTTCTACTTCTGCGACATGACGACCAGCTCTTACCAACCCATCACATACGCAGGCACAACCTATGTTCCTTTCCCTATACAGATAAAGGAGATGGGATACGATGGACAGGGTTCTTTGGTGCGCCCCAAGATTCAGGTCTCCAATATCAACGGCTTCGTATCCAACCTGCTCCTACAGAACCAAGACCTAGTCGGCGCGAACGTGAGTATAACACGTGTCTTCGCGCGCTTTATAGACGCGGTCAACTGGCCCAACAATATTAGCCCCTACTTCCCGGACCCCAATGCAGCCTACGCGCCCGAGGTCTTCTTTATCAACCGTAAGACACAGGAGAACCAGCAGATCGTGGAATGGGAGTTAAGCTCGTCCTTTGAGCTAGATAATCGCAAGCTCCCCTCGCGCACTATGCTCGCCCAGTTCTGTTCGTGGAGGTATCGTGAGCCAGGAACGTGCGGCTATAGCGGGGTGCCCTTAACCGATGTGCAGGGCAACCTATTCACGGGACCGCCCTATAACCTGACGACCTTCACCAATCGAGGCGTGTGGTCGGCAGCAAACACGTATAACCAGGGCGATTACTTTACCATCTACTCGGCACAGCAATCCCTCCTCAATGTGCCCCTTGTCTATGTGTGCCTACAGAATGGGGTCGCAGCACCGAACAATAACCCCTTCGTCGCAGGGAATCCCTACTTCGTTCAGGATGCCTGCTCTAAGGTGTTGGCACAGTGCAGGTTACGTTTTCCATATCCGTCTGTTCTCCCGTTTGGCGGTTGGCTTGGGTTAGTTAGGTCTCCATATGTCTTGGGAGCCTCCACCCAGAACACCTAGTCTCATCTCCCCTGCACGCTCGTCTACGCAACGAAGCCACCCTCCATTGTCTCTCCTCGCCGCGCGCCGAGGTGGGGGGTGTGGCACTCATGCGTATGGATGGGTCGGTCTACCTTACTCCGTTACCCAACACCGCCGCCGACCCCGAGCACGAGTACGAGGTGGATACCAATGTGCTCCTAGACGCCACCCGTGGGGCGCGCCCCTTGTGGGTCTATCACTCTCACCCTGCCGGGCCCGCCACCTTCTCGCCCGCAGACCTTGAGTATGCAGAGGAAATGGCTCTCCCCCAATGGATGTACGATGTTCCAACTCGAACCTGGCACGAGCATATCCCTGCCACCTATGTGTCAGCAAAAACCTAAATAACGATATGATACCCAATTATAAAGAGCATCGTGTTTCTGGTATATATAAATGGACTAACAAGATCAATGGCAAGATATATGTTGGTCAATCTATTAACCTTTATCGTCGTTTTGAGTTTTATCGCCATGGATACAACAAACAAAACACCAATGAGTCCAAACGCCCCATTACTGCTGCTATGAGAAAATATGGTTTTGATCAGTTTGAATTTGAGATTCTTGAATTGGTTGGACCATGTCAACTAGATACTAGAGAAGAATACTGGTTTGGGGTTTTGTGTCCTTTTGGTGAGCGCGGATATAATGTTGCTATTATCGCCGGTTCTTGTCGGGGCATTAAACTATCTCGGGAACGGAAGAAACAAATGTCTTTGATAGAACAGGGAGAAAAGAATCATTTTTACGGCAAAACACATTCACTAGATAGTCGTATTAAAATGTCTAAATCCCTAACTGGACGTAAAATGCCTCCCCATGTAGCCGAAATAACTAGGCGACGTATGAACGAAAATAACCATATGTTAGGGAAAACTCACGACACAGAACAATCAAAAAAGATGTGGAGAGCCCTTATACAGTTTGATCAAAACGGTACTCTTATTAAGGAATGGGAATCTCTCGGTTCCGTAGCGTCATCTTTTGGGGTAGCGATATCTACTGTATGGGGATGGTTAAATGTTCGTTCTGGACGCGGAAATGGTTTCATATGGAAGTATAAGAATCCCGAAGCTAAGCAACAGAGAATGATTAGCAAGTATCCCCCTTTATGCACGCCAGAGTAAAACGAGAGTCTATTGATTATTTTTGCTCAATAATTTCCGAAGAGGGTTGCGGGTTGTTTGTTGTAGATTCTTTTGCTATGGCACATTTTATCCCGTGTGATAATACTTGCCAAAACCCTACTATTGATTTCACTATATCTCCCGACAAGATAGCTTATATACAGGCATCATATAAGATAATAGGTATATGTCATTCTCATATCATCCCGACAAGTGTAGGGTTTTCAGATACCGACAAGAAATATGCCGAAAAATACTCCTTACCTCTATATCTCTATCATGTTCTGAACGATACGTGGGAGGAATTTATTCCATCTTCTTATGCTCCACCTTTTTGTGGTCGTATGTTTTATTGGGGTTTTTCAGACTGCTACTCTCTCCTGCGCGACTACTACCGGCAGTGCTTTGGGATCATGATGAAGGACTACCCGCGCGACGAGACCTCGTCGTGGCCAGAGCTAGGGAGGATGGTTCTCCAACACATTGAGGATGAGGGGTTTGACCAACTGACTCCGAATACCCCTCTACGCGCCCATGACGTGCTCATATTCCGCACCAATGGGTCACCCCAACACTTTGCCATCTTCAAAGGCAACTCAATGGTGCTCCATCATCCCCTCGGCGCGCTGTCAAGGTTAGACCAGTACAATACCGCTTGGCAACGAAGGCTTCACTGCGTCGCACGCTATAGGGGAAGGGCACTCTGACCGCTCTGGCAAGGAGCCCTAGTAGGTGTATACAGAGGGGTTGCGAGCCATCGCTCGCAGCAAGGTATAGGTAGCATCTCCCATGGTCAAGGCATCCACCCAACGTCAACTCACAACCATCCACCTCGGCGGCGCACTGGGGAAGAGGTTCGGTGAGATATGGAGACTAAGAGTGAGCAGTCCAGCGGAAGCCCTACGCGCAATCGACACCAACACGCGAGGCGCGTTTCTCGCCTACCTCGGCGGCGCGGGGAAGGCCAAGTACTATAAGGTCGCACTTGGGAGGAAGGATCAACTCCTCGGCGCGGAGGAGGTGGGTCATAGGAGTGGGACGGTTGACATCTACGTGTGGCCGACCATTAAGGCGCGCAACTCGGGGGTTGGCAAGATCATTGCTGGCATTGCGTTGCTTGCCCTAGTCATCTGGAATCCCGCTGGCTTGTTCTATGTGGCGGCTAATGCCACGACAGCAGGAGGATTGACCGTCTTGGGTGATGTGACTGTGGCGGTCGGCACCTCTCTACTCCTTGGGGGTATATCACAACTCCTTGCCCCGCATCCTAACCAGAACCAAGGCGAACTCAACTCGAACAACTTCCAAGGCACTATCGCGGCTGGGCAGCAGGGAGGGTCGGTACCGGTGGTCTATGGTAAGGCATTGGTGTCGCCCATACCAGTATCGATTTGGTTTAATGCGGTAGATTGGAATACAACCGCCAATGCATATGTGGGTACCCTACAGATAACAGATCTACCAGGAGGCGGAACAGAATATGTCCAAGTTCCGACCGTGACGCCAACGGTTAACGCGGCTGGGGGAGGAAGCTAACCATGGGTGGCGGTGGTTCATCAAGCTCAAGTAGTAATGGTGGGGGCGTCGAGGCGCCAAATTCGCTTATCAGTGACCAACTCTTACGCGTTTTAGATGTACTATGCGTAGGTCCAATTAGTGGCTTTGCTTACCAAGGTGGCATCTACGGTAACGATCCACTCGTTTCTACCTACTTCAACGACGTTCAGTTCCGTAACCTGGACGGCTCATATAACTTCAACACCTCGGGGCAAGGTTTCCAGTTTGCGTGGACCTTGGGAACGACGGGTCAGCAGGCGATGAGCGGCTTTGAGTATGTATCGTGCAACGTGCCCCTTCCTGCCGACACTCGCTTATCTAACCCACCTCCCAATGCGGGGTTGCCTAAGAATGTCCTCGTTACCTTCAATACACAACAGTACCCCGATGCCAACTCAATCATAGTGGCATACCGAGTACCAGCTCTCTATACTGCGAACCCAAGCAATGGTGATATCAATGGGTTTGAAGTTGATGTGTCAATGGATTGTTCGCTTAATGGGCAGCCCTTCCAGAACCTCAGCAACGGCGTTGATCAGTTCGTGGGTAAGAACACCACACCATACTTCCGCACCTATCAGTACACTCTTCCTATCACTAACCCCCCGCAGTCCTTCTATCAGTGGACTCTTCGATTCCAGAAGATAAGCCAAGATGTTATGTCCACTTCGGTGGCCGACGACATCTATCTTGATTCGGTGGCGGTGATTTCAGCGAGCCAGTATAACTACCCCAATACCGCGCTTGTGGGTCTCTATATTGATGCCCTTCAGTTCGGCACCGTTCCTTCGCGCTCCTATCTGATTCAGGGGTTGCTGGTCAGCGTGCCTAGCGGTTATACACCGACGCAATATACTCAGGGAATCCAATTTAATCGTAATGTATTTTTTGGCAGTGGATCTCTAGATGGTGTTATTTTACCAAATAATAATCCGTCTCTATATAATGGTATTGTATCTGGAATGTTTATTATAGGTTCTGGTATAGCTCCAGGTACTATAGTGACAGGTATAGACGTAATGGGCGGAATTCCACAAAGGGTTGGATTTTCTATACCAGCTACCGGAACTGCTGAAAATCCTTATGGTATTCTAACTTTTACAAATCCTACCTATCCAAGTCAAACAGCCATTCCAGCAGCTTACCCCAATGTTTGGGATGGTACTTTTGTGACAGGGGTTTGGACAGATAATCCCGCATGGATATTCTACGACTTCGTCACCAACCCGCGCTATGGATTAGGTCAGTATATTGACACCTCTAACATAGACATATGGACTCTATATCAGCTATCTCAGTACTGTGACCAGATGGTGGACAATGGCCAGGGGATTGGAGTACTTGAACCCCAGTTCACGATCAACGCCTTCATCAAGAACCCAGAGGACGCCTATAGTATGCTTCTGAACCTGGCGTCAGCCTTCCGAGGGATGCTCTACTATGCAAACGGCACCATTCGCGCGAACACGACCGATAACCAGTCACCAGTCTTCAACTACACCAACGCGAATGTCATCAATGGGGCGTTCAACTACTCCTCCACGG